AAGCGAGACAAAGGCGAGCAGTCGCAAGTTTAGCGCGGAAGATTACAGGGAAGCAGCAAAGAGCTACCGTGATGAAGGCCGTGACGATCTTGCAAAACTTGCCGAACAAAAAGCTGGTGACATTGAAGTTGAGGACAGGAAAGAGTTCGAGCAGAAAACCCAGACAGAGCTAAAGTCTGCGTGGGATAAGAATCTGATGGAAGAGGTTGACGCAAACCCTGAACTCAAAGACTCAAATACTCCTCTGTATAAAGCCGTAACGGAAATGCTGCAAAACCACGCTATCCTGCGCAATTACCCAGCGGGTATCAAGGATGCGGTTGGAATTGCAAAGGTGAAGCTTAAAGCGGAGTCCGCCTCCGATTTGTCGAAAAAGGTTGCAGAGTATGAGAAAGAACTTTCTCAACTCAGAAAAGCGACTACTCCAGCGTCAGGTCAACCCAAAGGTCCTGCCAAGACTAAAGCTTTTCACGAACTAACGCTCGATGAGCAAGAACGTGAATTGATGAAAATGGCAAGCGAAGTTGACAGAAGCAGATAGTCACAACCCAAAAAGGTAATTAAATTATATGGTAACTACAGGCTCAGTCAGTGCGCAGTTCCAAGCTTACTTTTCAAAAGCTTTGCTAGAACGCGCAATCCCATTGCTCCAGATGGAGCAGTTCGCAATGAAAACCCCCTACCCGACCAAAACGGGTGGAAACAAAACGATTCGGTTCTTCCGCTTCGGCGATCCCAGCATCACTGCGATCTCTGAATTGTCGGAAGGAACGACTCCTTCTTCTGGTGACGAACGTGATCTCACGTTGTCCTCGGTTGAAGCAACCCTCGTACAATACGGGAGCAAAATAATCCTCACCGATGTAATTTTAGCTACGGAGCTTTTCTCACATCTGGCGCAGGCCACAAAACAACTCGGCGAAGATGCCGCCCTCCACGCTGACACTCTCTGTCACCGCGCGTTGGTGCAAGACTCCTCGACCAGCACTGGTACTAACGTAGCCACCAAATCGTATGCCCGTTATGCTCAAAACACAACGAACGGCACGACCTGGGCTACTGGTTCAGTTGCTAACGGCGCAATGACCTCCACCGACTTGCTCGATGGTGCGACTTCGCTGTTCATCGCCCGCGCTCCCAAGATCAAGGACGGCTACGCGCTCGTCGCGCACCCTGCCGTTATCCGTGATCTACAGCAGGACGATGATTGGTTGAAGGTTTCGAGCTACTCGAACCCCGATGCAATCTACAAAGGTGAGATCGGTAAATTGTTTGGCGTGTCGGTGATTTCCTCGACCAACGTCCAGACCTTCAATACGGCTGCTGCTGGTATCGCCAGCAACAGCGTAGGAACAACTGGTCCTAACACTGGTTACGCCAACGTCCTCCTCGGTGGTGGCGCGTTTGGTGTTCCTAGCTTGTCCTCGTTGGCAGCCTCTGGCTCGCCCTTCGCTCCGAAGGTCACGATCCTCGATGCTCCCGACAAGAGCGACGTTTACAACCAGCGCGTTATTGCCTCGTTTAAGACGTTCTACGCGGCCAAGCAACTCGATCCTCGCTTCTTCCGAGTAATCGTTGCGAAGTCCAACTACAGCTAATAATTAAATGGGAACCATGCTAGTCATTGGTATGGGTCCTCGGAAAGCTGGGGAGGGTAAAACCTCCCCAGCCTCTTCCACTAAGGAGAAACCAGCTATGAAAGAAGGATTGGTTAAATTGCCGATCTCTATGTTCGAGCTAGGTGAAGGCGAAGAAAACGCCACACCAGAGGCTGGAGACATGGTGGAATTGGAAGGTGTAGTAGAGAAAATCGAAGGTGGTGTGGCTATGGTGCGTGTAAACAACGCTATGGCTGAAGCATCTGAAGAAGAATCTGCTGAACCTGAAGAGTCCGAAGAAGACCGTATGATGAAGATGGCCGAGGAGTCGGATAAGGAAAACTATAGCTAATGCCTGTTTACCAGTACGAGGACACCAGAAATGGGAAAGTTGTCGAACTGGAGAAGGTTGTAGCCGAAAGGGATTCTGTCCCTCGTTACCTTAAACGATTCACCGTCCCGCAAAGATTGAGCCTAGTGGGGGTTGGCGAACCCCTCGACAACCCGCTGGGAGTCAATCAAACAAATCTATTGAAGGGGTACTATCGCCAGGAACAAAAGCTTGGCAGTAGATTCAAAAGTCAGTTCACGCCAGATAGCATCAAACGTGCGACTTTAAGGAGAAAAAAATATGGCATCTGAGTTTCAACGCAGTCCAATTAAGGCGAAGAACAAAGCCGTCCGCATTGACGGAGCTAACTTCGCCAACGTAATTGAGTTCACGGCAAGCTCCAGCGGTGGCACTGTTAACACAGTTGCAACAGCCCCTGCGTCCTTGAACGTGACTCTTAACGGCACTTCGTATAGAATTGCCCTACACAGCTAATGTCACGCGCATTAGATAAGTTCCAAGCCCAATACGGATTTTCCGTAGGGACAACTGGAACAGCACCTGCTGGCTACTGGGCGATCCAGATGCTTGCAGATACCACGTTTAGCGCGATTAGCGGTAAATACGACGGTACTCTGACAGGCGTTACGATTGGCTCTGGCAACATCATCTATGGCGAGTTCGACAGCTACACGGCTGGAACTGGCAAGGTGATCGGCTACATAGCTGGTTAATGATTCAAGTAATCACATCGCCAAAGGTTCTATCCCTTGGCGGGTGATTGCATTGTAATTATATGCCAAGATTATCTCTAGGACTTGGCGTGCAAGCCGTTCGCAAGGTTGGTGGTGCTGCGCCCAGCGGGATTGTTGCCGCAACCGCAGGAGATCTTATTATTGATTTCGGTGTTGCTAGCGGGGAAATTTACACTAAAAACAATAATACATTATGGCTATATAATTATGGAGAAGCAAGTGATTTTCAAAGATTAAGTTACAATATTTTTTCTGCACTTGCTTGGGCTTTGGACACGAATAACGGAGAGATTGTGGCAACAAATCCCAGCGCAAATCCCTTAATTATTCCGTCAACTGGATGGACTTATACTGTTGGAACTGGTCCAGCAGTCACCATCACCGCCGCTTGATTATATGCCAAGACTATCTCTAGGACTAGGAGTACAGACTATCCGCAAGGTTGGTGGTGGAGCCGCACCCCAACCAACAGCGGTGCTTATTTCTGGTGCTGAAACAGAATCATCTAATGGTAATTATGTTTGGGATGGGGTTTCCTCTGCAAATGGAAAACGACTTTATTCAACTGCTAACAATTCAATTTTTTGGGATGGATCTCAATGGTTGATAGACGATACCATTTTTGAAGATATTACATATTCATCTCCTGATTTAATTACTTGGGCAGCACAGTATGGTGCAGAACCAGCCCCAACTGGAACATTGTCTTATTCTTGAAACTATTATTTATTGGACACAATGAACCTCGTCACCATCTCCATCATCTTCCTTGCCTTCACATCCTGCTCACCACGCAAGATTGACAATAACCCGCTTCCTGTATATTCAGATATGGGTGCTGCGTCTGACTTGGGGGCTACAAGGCCATGAGCGAAGAGCAAGTATGGAACATGGAAGTTAGGCTCGCCAGGATGGAAGAGCGTCAGGTTCAGCTTTACGCTATGGTCGAAAGGTCACTTGCTTTTCATGGGGATGTTGCTAATAGATTAGGTGCGCTGGAGCATCTTCGGACGAAGGTTCTGGCTGTAGCTGGGCTAATAGGGCTTGCTTGCTCAATGGCCTGGGATGTATTGAAAAACCGCTTTAACGGATAGGAGATAATACAATGGCTTCATTTACAGCAGGAACGACTTTTGTTGACGGAGTAGCTAATGACGTAACGGCTGCCAAGCTGGGTGCGCTTATTACCAATGCCACCCCTACCTCTGGTCTTATCCAAGATCGTACCGCTGAGACAGTTGTAGCTACAAACGATACCTTCCTAATTGGTGATGCCTCTGATTCAAACACGTTAAAGCGCATGACAGTGGCTAACGTGATGAAGGCCGAGCATACTGGAACGATCAATACAACGGCTGGAACGATTGAGGAATTAACTTGTTCTTCGGCAAGAATTACTTCTGGAACAGTAGCTTTTTTAAATAGCACAACTGCAACCATCCCAACCCTCACATCTATAACCAAGATTACAAGCGGAACAGGAACCGCTGCTGCCCCAGCCATCTCGCCAACTGGTGATACCAACACTGGCATTTTCTTCCCAGCCGCTGACACCATTGCGTTTTCTGAAGGTGGGACTGAAGCAATGAGGATTGATGCAAGCGGAAGAGTTGGTATTGGTAGTTCCAGCCCAGCAAGACTTTTGACTGTAGATAACGCAACTAATCCAGAAATTGCACTTTATACATCTGGAGCCGAGAGAGTAAAATTATCTACAGGCGGATCTGCGGCAAGTCAACTTGCTATTGATATTGAAGGCACGGAGCGATTCCGAATTAGTTCTGTTGGAAATGTTGGTATTGGCAGTTCCAGCCCAGCAAGATCATTAACTATTGATAATGCAACTAATCCAGACATAGGTTTTTATACATCTGGAACCGAGCGAGTAAAACTTTCAACGGGCGGATCTGCGGCAAGTCAACTTGCTATTGATATTGGTGGATCAGAGTTAGCTCGGATTACTTCGGATGGAATTTCAGTAGGCACAACGACTCCAACAATACTTTTTTCTCAATCAAAAGTAATTGATATTGTTGGAAGCACCTCTGGAGCCGTTAGGTTCCAAAGAACAAACTCCACAAACCCTTCCATTGGATTTGTCGGAGCCACAAGCGGAGCAGTTCAGCTTCATGCCGAATCAAACACGCCAATAGTTTTTTCAACATATTCGACTGAGCGCGCCCGTATTGATTCTGCTGGAAATGTTGGCATTGGTGTTGCAAGCCCTCAAACTACCCTACATATTAAAAATAACGGTGTTGTAAGGATAAATAATCCAGATGGGACAAGAAATCTTGAACTTTTTAATGATTCGAGTTTTGCAGAAATAAAATCAAGCGTAGATCCAATTAGGATTAACACTACTGAAAACGTAAGGATACTAACAGGAGCCACCCCTACCGAGCGTCTCCGCGTTGGAACAACTGGGGATGTTTCAATTGGAACTGCAACAGCCCTGTCCAAACTTCACGTTCATGGTGATTTAACTCTTAGCAATGCGACTACAGCAGCAACAGCCTCAACAAGCACAATCACTCCTCCAGCAACAGTAGCTGGCTACCTAACAGTTTCAATCAACGGAACCAGCAGAAAGATTGCATATTACGCAACATGAAAACACTTATATCAAACACAGATCAAGAGGTTGTTTATCAGTTTACTTGGGAAAGTGATTCCAAGTTTACAAATTACATTAAAACCGAATCCGACCCACAGCCAGATTACGATGCAATCTCAACTGAAGATTACAATAGATGGCTTGTTTGGCTTGGCGTTGAGCAGGCTTAACTAAATGACCCTAACCGAAATCGCTCAGTACGCAGGCGAGAAGGTTGGAAAGACCGACTCGGATACGATTACCTTTCTACAGAAGGCTGCAAGCTTGGCCTACAGGCGTGTATGGGACTTTGCGCCTTGGCGTGAGACTGTAACCAACTCCACCTACTCGGTTGGCACAAACAGGACAATCACGCTTGGAACAAATGTCGAGACACCTCTTTCGGTTGCGTACAATGACACAGAGGTTGATCCGATTGACCTGGCAACGATTGTTAGCCAAGACCCAGGCTTGCTTGACGATGCTCGCACTGGCGATCCAGATACCTATCATTTTACAGGCAGAAACAGCAGTGGCGTTGCAGAACTTGACCTGTATCCAAGGCTTGCCACATCTGGCACAATTCCTCTTAGAGTTATTGAGAAGTTAAAGTGTATCACTCGCTCCAATTATATTGTTGACTTTCCTCCGTCCAATGAAGCTCTTGGTGACGAACTTCGCTTGCCCCACGTTCATCACTTGGTTCTTGCCTTGACCCACGCTGATGCACTTGAGCGTGAACGGCAGTACACAAAGGCGCAGGTAATTACGCAAGGCGCAAATACGGATCTTTCAGCTATGGCTAACTATGAGTTGAGCCAAGTTGGAGGCGTAAAACAGATCACGCCGCAAAGCTTGGGTGAATTAACAATAGAAGAAATGTTCTCGGCTTAAAAGTAAGGCTTTATGCCTCTCTACATAGACACAACAGACGATGTATTGGCTATAGCTGGATCGCCCAGCTTTGAGGGGGGGCAGGCTTCTGGAATCACTCCAAGTTCAATTGGCAATAATCAAGCCAGCGAACTTTCCAACATGACAATCAGCCCGTCTGGGAACCTACAGACTAGGCAAGGAATTGAGACGGTATCAACAAATGTGTCCAGCAGTTCGGCAATTCAGGGTATGCACTACCTCGACACGCCAAACCTTGAAGAAATTATTGTGGCTTGCAATGGAAGAATTTTCAAATCAACAAGCGCAACAAGTTTTGCAACAACTGCTGGAACTGTGACAAGCGGGGCTGTTCCAGTTAATTTCAGCCAATTCAATAACAGGCTTTATTATACGGATGGAGCAAGCAATCTTCATTTCACCGATGGAACAACAACGTATCGGCAAGGCACAAGCGTTCTTGCAATTACAGTTACAAACGATGGAACAAGCTATGGCTCTGCCCCAACCGTCACAATTGGCGCACCCAATCTTGCCTACGGAACAACCGCAAGCGCAACGGCAACGGTGGCATCTAACAAGGTAACTGGAATAACAGTCACAAACGCTGGTTCTGGATATACCTCAGCACCTACAGTTACAATTACTGGTGGAGGCGGGTCTGGCGCAACGGCAACAGCCAGCGTGTCTGCTCTTTCACCTACTGGCTTGCGCTTAATAAGAAATTTTACAAATAGGTTATTTGCAGTTGGCACTGGAGCAAACCGAAACACGCTCTATGCCTCCGACATCCTTGATGCAGAAATATGGAAAACAACAAACAGCATTGTTGTTGGCGGTGATGACGGCGAAGACATTATTGCAATCCAACCATTCTTTGACTTTGAATTGCTTGTTTTTAAGCCAAACAAGATTTATTTGGTGACAGCAGACCCGACTGCAACGACAGCTTCGGGCTGGACTGTAAGGCTGATTAACGACAAGATTGGATGTCAGGCTGCTGCATCTGCAATCTTTACAAACAAGGATGTGTTCTTTTTATCCAACGATGGAATCAGAAGCGTTGTCAGGTCAGCGGCTGATGATTTCTACGCAGTCGGGCCAACCCTTACTGAGCCAGTAAAAAACATTATCGCAAGAATTAACCGAAGCTACATAGGCGATGCAAACGGAGCATTCCACAACAATAGGTACTATCTAGCTCTTCCGCTGGATAATTCAACAACCTGCAATTATGTGCTTGTTTACAACACGCTGTTTGGTTCATTTGAAGGCTTGTGGTCAATAGCTGCATCTGCAATGACCAAGACAAACTTTTCTGGTGGTTACTCAACAAACTGCGTGAAGCTTGCGATTGGTAGCCCGACAGGGCGAGTTGGGCATCTTTACGATTACCTTGACCCAGACCTACAGGGCGATGGAAATACCGAGTTTAAGGATTACGGCACATCCTATACGTCCTACGTTGTGACTAAGGCTTATGACTTTGATGACAAGATTTCCAAGAAGTACGGGTCACACTACGAGATGGAGTTTTATTACTCTACAGCCACTAACTGTACGATAGGCATGAAGCGGGAGACAGACTCTCAATATGTGACACTTGGAACTGGTGTTGACACATCGACTCCAGGTGGTTTGACCCTGCCATTCACGCTGCCAGCCACGCTTTCTGCCCAAACAAACAACTTTAGGGCTGACAGTCTTAGGTCTTACCAGAAATGGCGTAATATAAGGTTTAAAATGGAGGCTCCAGCTAGAAAGCTTTCTATCAATCAAATCATGCTTGCAGCCAATCCAGACACCATTGAAGTGCAAAAGAATATATGACGGCTATTGAGTATGTGGAGGCTTCTGGTGTGCCTGAGTCAAGATGGCCTAATTTTAAGGAATGGTTTGGGTGGTATGAGAAGAATAATTTGGTTGGAGTTGTCAAGGATGGCAATGAAGTTGTTGGTGTGGCGATAGCGAGGGCAGTTGATGCATCGCAAGATGTTGCACATTATAAACATGACTACAGCGCACCAGATGCTTTTGTTGACTTGACTGTGACATCAATTGATGGTAAACCTAATGCCCGTAGCCTTTTGGCTATGAAATGCCTGCTGTCAATCCTTTGGGATGAACTTGGCCCCCGCAGGAGCCTAATCTTTAACCGCAATGGAATAAGGAAACAATACGATTATATGAAATTTATGCGAAAGGTTATGGTTTAATATGGGTGGTTCTCCATCTATTCCTTCACCGCCCCCGCCTCCAGATCCTATGGATGCTTCTAGGGCGAATGATTTGTTTTACAGATCGTCACTAGAGACGTACATACAGAAACAACCAGAAATTGCTGCCTTAGAGCAAAGCCTTCGAGAGAAATATATGCCCCGCCAGCGTGAGCTAGAACGCCAGATGTCAGCATTAGACCTACAGAAATCTGCCCAATCTGCCCTGCAAGTTGAGCGTGAGCTTGGACCGCAACGCTCGCTTGAGGCTATGCGCAGGCAATTCGAGACTGCTCCAGAAGCATTTGCTACCCAGCGCGGAATGGGGCAACAAGCCGCCTTGCAGTTCGCTAGGCTTTATGGACAATCCCCAATGGGAGCAGTTCCAGAAAATGTTTCAAACAATCAAGGCATGAACCCAGTCGATTACTTGTCGCAAATCGGAAATAAATAATATGGCAAGCGTGTACGATAAAGGTAAATTCAGAGGATTTGTAGATAAAAGCACTGGCAGGATTATATCCTTACCAAATCCTGAAGCAGAGTGGGGGAACGATATTCACGCGACGTATTATAATATAATTATACAAGAAGGATTGCCAGCCCCTAACTTGCCTGGCCAACCTTGGCACACATGGGGGGCAAAATGGACAGACAACGAAAAAGCAAAGTATTTTAGTGATAAAGATGAGGCTGAAAAATACTCTAAATCTATCAAGGGAAATGTTGTACTTGCGGAAGAAAATAAAATCGGGATTAACCAAAATGCCCAAACCCCAGGAGAAAGATTACAAAATTACGAAAAAGCTATTGAGGCATATTCTGATAATATAAAAAATGGCAAACTAGGCGAGACGCAAAAAGATATCTACAATAAATACAAACAAAAGAGCATAGTAAGCAATCCAAAAAATTTCACAGATGCTGTAAACAATTATTTTGTAGAATTTTCAGAAGCAAAACTGCGCGGCGTTGAAAACATTTCTTCCGAACAAAAAAATAAACTTTCTACTTATTCAAAACAGCTAAAAGATTATTACTCAAAAGACCTCTCTCCAGAGAGCGCAAAATTGGTACAATATGTTGACGATGTTCAATCGGCAATTAACTCAGTAGACAATCAGAAACAACTTGTAAACACACAAGAAGCTAGAGTCCAATCTCTGGGTGGAAAGGAGCAGGAAAACGCAAGAGCGAGGCTGGTGGTTGAACAGGATGCGTTATCTCGCTTAATCAATACCGCAAACCAGCAGGCTCCAGAAGTTGTTAGTGCGCTTTCTAAAGTAGTACCATCCAATATAGCAAGCATTGTTGCAAAGACTGACGAAAGAATAGGGAAAGTTACCGAAGGTTTGTCTGCATTATCTAGTGATAGAATTTTTAGCACTGGAGACATTGCATTTAAATTAAACTCTCAAGTTACAGACCAGCAGATTATTGATGACATCAATAAGGCTAGGCTTGGTGAGTATAAGAAATTGTACGAACTTGGTCAAGCGACAACAGTTGATCTTCAGTCAAGAATTAAACAGGCCGAGGGTATGCTTTCAAGCCTAACTGGGGAGCAAAAAGTTTCAGCCACAAAACAAATTGATGATCTAAAAACTCAATTATCTCAAGTAACTAAAGATACTTTGCAGGCTGAGAATCTTTATAAAAACTATACTGGAGTATCTGGAACACAAGCAAGTACGGCAGTCTCTAAATTTAGAGAATCTCTTCGTCTTCCTGAAGAACGCACTATAGCTCAAATTGAGCAAATTGACCCCACTATTGGCGCGACTGTGCGAGGACTTGCCAAGCAGTATCAAACTATGGCAACTACTCCTCTCGGCCAAACTCAGAACGCGCAAACTGAAGCGTTTAGGGCAGAGCTTGAAAAGGGTTATAGGGATTATTCTAAATCTCCTATTGGC